ACCGTGTAGGTCGAAGGCGTGATCGACTTAATCAGTTCCGAATTCGTAATCCCAAAAGATTCCAGGTTATTCTTCGCCCTTTCGATCAGTTTCGTGATCCATTTCGCGACAGGATCATCGGCCGATTCCTTCAGATCCACAGGACTAAGGACTTCCCCCAGGGCCTGGATCTTTTCAAGTCCACCCGATGGGATCTTACCGGATCCGAAAGAAACAGAAAAGTCCATGTCTTAAAAAGTCCCCAGGATAGGGATATTACCGTTCTTTGGATCGCATCTGATTCTGGATCTTCAGACGCTCCATTTCTTCGGCCCGAAGGATGTCAGTGTGCAACATCGCGTAATTCAGAAACTGTCTTCCCGACATCCTGAAGATGTCATCGAATTTCGTGACATCCTTTCCGGAAAGCCGCCAGACCACCAGGATCCATCCGTACTGATCCAGGATCCCTATTGATGTTTGCCGTTCGTCCCCTTCGCTTCCAGGGTCTGGTTCGCGAAATAGTCTTTTGTACTCTTTGCGAATTCCTGCGAAGTGAGCAAAAAAAAACTGATCGCCCCCCAGATATACCCGATCTTCGCGTTCTTCCTAAGATATTCGGCCCTGGCCGCATGATTGGTCCCATCGTATGGCTCCGCGGCCCATCGAAGCCACCGGCATCGCCTGGACATCGAAGCCAGGATCAGATGCAAATCTTCCACCATCCGAAGTTCAGATTTCACATCGTAGGACATAAGTTCGATCAACTGTGCCGCGGTCATCTTATCGATTTCCTTTGACACATGATACCACCGGTCTCCTGCTTTGAATTTACTGATCGGCCTCATTTCTGGAAGCCAGTTCCACTGATCCACGATCGACTTATATTTCCTGGTAATTTCGGAAACCTTTAGTTTCATAACATCGTCAGGAGTTTTCCTTTCCATGATCGCAACCACCCCGATCCGCTTTTCATGCAGGGAAAAGACCGTGGAAAGTTCAATGGCCGCCAGGGACTGGAACTGTTCAATCGTCAGGTCAGTCAGTTTCATCTGGATCATAATTTACGAAATACCCATATTCCGAATTCCCGATCAGAAGCCTAAGTTCGGGATATCGTTCGGCCACGATTTCAGGCGTAAGGTCTTCCTGGTGATGGGTTTCGTAGATATTCCCACCCCATTCCCCTTGAGAAAATAGGTATGGAAGGGCCACCAAAAACCTTTTCCCGGATAGCCTATCCAAAAGCGCCCTGGCTTCAGGGAATGTCAGATGTTCCAGGACATCCCCCAGGATGATATAGTCATAGTTTTTGACATCAAAGTCCCTGATATCGCCCAGATAGACTTTCTGATAGTAGATCCCCAGATTGAATTCTTTCAGGTATGGCGCATGGATTTCCACCGCATCCATCGGAATCGTTTCGCATAGCCTGGCGTAAGTCCCTGATCCAGGCCCAACATCCAGGACCCTTTCGCCTGGTTTGATGGTTCCTTCCAGGTGAATTTTGACTTCGTATTTAAAATGGGGATAACTGTAGGGCATATCAGATCTGGATATTTTTGGCTTTGATGGTTTGAACACAGGTCGAAAATTCGGTCGCATTCTTCAGGTAGTTCCTGAATTCTGGATGATCCGGAAGGTTCGCTTTGGTCAGATAGTACGGAAGATGCCTGACCAGGGGATCGATCGTTCGACATCCACCGATCCCATAGATCGAATTCCTTTCCCAGATATACATCGCGAAGGTGGTATCAACAGGCGCAGGAATGACCTTCGGAAGGATTGGATTTTTGTAGTCTGGAAGGATCGGTGTCTGTTCCCAGTATTGTTTTTCGCATTCGTTGAAAAACAAAGCATCGTCTGGAACATCGCTGATTTTTATTCCCAGGCCGATCTTATCCTTACAGAAAAACTGGACATCTTTGAAGACCCCTTCCCCTTTGTACTTGTAAGGCGATGGATTCATCTGATGGATCATTTCCCGAAGCATCAGAAGCGTATCCCTGGGACAGGAAGACAGATCCAGGTCTGGATCGGTGACGATATATTCCTGGTATCCATACTGCGAAAACAGGGCATTCGGAATCCCCATCATCCACGGAGCCTGATGGCCCAGGTTCGTCCTGGTATAGATCACCGCGGAATCCTGATCTTCGTCCAGGGAATCATACCAGTCCAAAGTTTCAGGCGCACTGGAATCGTTATCCACGATCAGGATCGGACCGCATCCATCCATCCTGCGCAGATCCTGGATCATAGCCTTCGGCCAGGTCACCAGGTTCCGATTTGTGATGATGATTGGGACTTTCCAGGTCATCGCGGTTCCTTAAGAATATACCAGGAATCCTGTTGGGGATCTTCGCATGGTGTATACTGGACGCGCATATCCCGACAGAAGTCAGTCAGCGCCCGGTGGACTTCTGGAAGCGATCGATCATGACCGGCCAGGACCCCCCCCACCGCGATCAGCGGCCAGTAAGCGTGAAGGTCATGCAGGACCCAGGCGTAGGAATGATCTGCGTCCACATAGACGAAATCATATTCCCTGCCTTCCAGATCGTCCAGGGCATCATTCGTATACTTCCTGACGATTTCCACCCTGTCCATGAAAGGCGCTAAGGATTCCATCGCGGTCCTTTCGTTTACCGTTTGACTTGCCTGGGGAATTGGTCCCCACCAGTCCTGATAGGCTTCCCAGGGATCCACCAGATACAGGGTCCGAAGATTCGGGATCCTGTTAAGCATCTGAACTGAAAGTTTCGCTTCTGCGACCCCCAGTTCGATCCCGATGATCGGCCGGTAGTCAGGTAAAACATGGTACATTTTATCAGGGTTTAGAAGGTGATCATGAACTTATTCACATCAGGCCACCCAGGATTCAGATCTTTGACTTTCATCTTTGGCCTGGACCCGATCCAGAATTCCGCTTCGTACCGGTGATTCCTGGACGGTTCAGGAAGTTCCCTGACATGGTCTTATTTTGACCACCAGAAATTCCCTGCGAAATAGGGGATCCCATCCTTATTTGTATCGCATACCATGTACGGAAATTCTTCCTTCGTGATCCAGTGACATCCGACCGCATCCGCTTCCTGTAGTTTTTCCAGACAGGCCCCATAGGCCACGATATTGAAGAAAAGCATGGATCTGCACCACAACTGCTTCTGAATAGACCGGTCATAGGCCCCTTTCGTATGGGCGTAGAAATAGACCGCATCTTCACCCTGGGCCGCCTTCCATAGTTCGGTCAGCGTAGCCTGTTCCCAGGCGACCCCTCTTTCGATGACGATCTTTGTCTTATTCGCGATCAGCGAAGCCGCGATCGTTTCTTTGACTGCATTCCTGGCGTTCGGTGGTCCCACGATTCCGATCCTGATTTCATCCAGGTCTTCAGCCAGGCCGTAATTACAAAGCGCCATGAAATGCTGATTCAGGATCAACTGCCAGGGACCGGCCGCGAAGACATGGTAATAGTGAATTTTCTTCATGGGATTAAAGTCATAAGTTTTTGCAAAGCGATGCAGATGATCAGGCCAAGCAGGAAGACGATCGCCCGGATCAGTTCCGGTGGATTGCACTGTGGCCCTTTCACTGCGCTAAGTTATGACATATCTTCCAGAATTACTGACCGCCAGGCGATTCAGGGCCACATAGCGCAGGGCATCGATCGCATGGTTATAGTTCTGAACAGGTTCACCCAGTTCCTTCCCATTCTTATCGGTTGCCCAGGCGTAGTTCCGTAGTTCTTTGATCAGATTCGTGGAATCTTTGGTGACCTGAATTTTGAACCGTTTCAGGATATCGATTCCATTCCTGATCGAATCCTGGCCCTTTGTTGCCGGTTTGATATTGAATCCCAGGCGATGGACTTCTTCGATGGATTTCGGTTCCGCTGAATCTGCGATGATTTCCCAGGACCGGTTTAAGCCGAATGTTCGAAGTCGATCTGCGATATCCTGGTTTGTCAATCCGCGTTCGTACAGAAGTTCCCGGACCTGGATGACATCCCCTGCCCGGAAGACCGCCACCAGGGCCGTGGGATCCGCGGAATAACCCCAGTCCAGGCCATAGGCCACAAAACGAAACCTGGATGGGTCCACCGCTTCGATCAGTTCGTAGTCATCGAAGATCGCCCCCACTAACTGTCCCACCTGGCCTTCGCCATAAACCTTCCACCAGTTCGCCCAGTATGCGGAATCCTTCGCCTTTTCCCTGTTCGATTCGATATCCTGCCTGATCGTATGTGGAAGCGCTTCATTATCCCGGTAAGTCAGGATAAGAAGTTCCGCGTCCGATGCCGGGATTATTTCCGTATGCGCCCAGAATTCCGCGGTCGGATTGAAGTCCAGGTAAATTTCCCCCGATGTTCTGATCGCTAACTGATAGTAAGATTCGAAGTCGATATTATTGGCTTCGTTCAGATAGAGGACCTGCCGCCTGGCCCCTCGAAGCCTGGATTCGGAATCAGC